GTCGCCGCGAAACACGGCGTTGTCGACGTGAACGACGCGCTCAAGGTGCTCGACCTCTCCGGCGTGAAGCTCGACGAGAACGGCGACGTGATCGGCGCTGATGAACTGTTCGAAGCCGCGAAGAAGGCAAAGCCCTATCTCTTCGGCACGACGAGCACATCGAGCACGCAAAAGCCGCCGCCCGCTGGCGACCCGAAGCCGGTCGACGTTCGCAAGGTCGAATCGAAGGATTACGAGGCAGCAAAGGCCGCTTTCCTGAAGGCAGCGCGCTAAGTCCCGCCCGACACAGAGCAGTACACACCTAAACCGAAGCCCGCCATTGCGCGGGCTTTTTGCTTTTAAGGAACGCATCACATGCCGATCAGCAATTTCCCCGCCGCTCTCCAACCGGCAATCCAACAAGGTTTCCTGGCGCGCGAGTTTCAAGGCGGCTTGGAATCGCAAATCACGTATCGCGCTGTCGCTGACCGCGAGAAGTTCGCGAATGCGGTCGGTGAAACGATCACGAAGACGCGCCGCGGCCTGAAGGCTCCGGTTACGGCTCCGCTCTCGCCGGCCGGCAACACGAACCTCGACAACGGTCTCACGCCGTCGGGCTGGACGATCGAGCAGTACACGCTCGGCATCGATATGTACGGCGACACGATGGACCTTAACATGGTGACGACTCGCGTCGGCATCGCGTCGCAGTTCCTGCAAAACGCGCATGTGAACGGCGTCCAAGCGATGCAATCGCTCGACCGCCTCGCGCGTAACAAGCTGTTCGGCGCATACCTGTCGGGTAACACCCGCGTTCGCACGACCCTCGGCGCGCCGGCAACGACCGTCGCAGTCGACGACGTGCGCGGCTTCCAGTATGTGAGCGTGAACGGCGTTCTCGTCCCGGTTTCCGGCACGAACACGCTGAACGTCGTTTTCGCGAACGGCAACAGCTACACGCTGACCGGCGTCGCCGTCGACGGCTCGAACGTCTCGACCGCTCCGAACGGCGTTTCGGGTACGTTGACGTTCTCGGGCAACGTCTCGACCGCTGACGGCACGGCCGGCAATTCGGTCATCGCCGCGAATGCCGCTTCGGTTCTCCGTCCGAACGGCCGTCTCTCGACCTCGGCAATCGTCGCGGGCGACCTGCTCACGATGCAAGACCTGCTCGCGGGCGTGACCGTGCTGCGCAACAACCGCGTGCCGACCGTCGGCGGTCTGTACAACTTCTACGCGGACAACGCGCAGTTGAAGGGTCTGTTCAAGGATGCGGATTTCAAACTGCTCTATCAAGGTCAGTACGGCTCGCAAGCGTATCAGACCGGCCAAGTGATGGAACTGATGGGCCTGCGCATCATCCCGACCGTCGAATCGCCGCAGCAAACGCTCGGCGCGGTCAACGTGCATCGCGGCATCATGTGCGGCCAAGGCGCGCTGATTGAGGGCGATTACGAGGCGATTGCGCATAGCGACATCGGCATCGAGGAAGGTCTGATCGAGATGATCGACGGCGTTGCAATGGTCACGCGTGAACCGCTCGACCGCCTGAAGCAAATCATCGCTCAATCGTGGTACTGGATCGGTGGCTTCGCTGTTCCGACCGACATCACGGCGAACCAAAACATCATCCCGACCGCGACGAACAGCTACTTCAAGCGCGCTGTCGTGATCGAATCGGCCTAATCGGGCATGGGGCGCGTTTTCCGGCAAATCCGGCGCGCCCCTTTTCACGAGGAAATCATGAGTGACGCAACTGCGCCAGAAGGCGCGCAAGCGGCTCTCGTGACCTCGGATGCACCGACAGACGCACCGAAGGTCACGAAGCCCGCCAAGGCTGCAAAAACCGCTCCGCTCCCCGACTCTGTGACGCTTGCCGCGCCGCATGGCTTCTATGACGAAGCCGGCGACCTTCAGGCATGGCTCGCGGGCGAGGTTGTGACGGCGAAGGCTGAAATCAAATTGCTTATCGAGCGCGGCGCGCGCTTGCTCGGCATCAACGGGGAACAGGGCTAATGCTCACCGACGCTCAACGGGTCGATGTTCGACGCTTCTGCGGTTATCCGCTCTACGGCGGGCAACCCGTTCAGGCGTTCGGGTATCGATTCTTTCAGCAGTACGGCACGCTCGAATTCCGCATGTCGAACATGCAGGACGCGGAAGAGGCGGTTGTAACCAACTACCTCACGCAATTGAGCGCGCTGGAAACGGCCATCTACGGCACAAGCGACAACCTCGATACGGACGTCGCTGCCGTGTGGACGCACAACAAGAACGAGCAGCGCGACCGCGAAGCGCTGTTCGACTCGACGCGGCGCCGCTTGTGCGGATTCTTCGGCATCCCGCCCGGCCCGGCGTTTGACGTATCGGGTAGCGGCGGCTCTATCGCGCTGGTGGTCTGATGAACGGCGCGACAGCACAAGCGCAGGTCTACAAGGGCTATGCGCAGGTAGCGAAGCGCATCGGCAACGCATTCACCCTCTACCGGCCGACGTCGGCGGATATGACGGTCGCGCAGATCGTCGCAACGAACTTCCTCGCCAGTCTCAACGCGGAGGACATGACCTATCGGCGCCCGAACAAGTACGGCAAACCGACGTGGTTTGCGGTTATGGACGGTCGAGTTACGCAAGTTGGTGATTACCTCATCGGCGCGACCGGCAAGTTCTTCGTCGCGGCTCAACAACCGCTTCTCCCGATTCTCGTCGTCGAGTGCAATCGCACGATCAACATCACACGCCCGCAAGTGCAGACGCAATTCGGCGCGGTGACCGACTACGAAGGCACGACGGCGGCGAATGAGACGCCGCTGATGACCGGATGGCCGGCGAGCGTGCTGCAAGGCACGAAGGGCGAAAAAGGCGGTGTCGCGCTGCCTGGCGATGTGCGTGACGCGTGGTGGGCGATCCTGCTGCCGTTCGTGCCGGGCGTCGTGCTGCGATCAGGCGACCTCATCGCCGACGAGCTCGGGCGGCGCTACATCATTTCGAGCGCTGAGCTTAGCGATTTGGGCTGGCGGCTTACTGCGCAACAGGGGCAGACATGAGCGACGTTTCCGATGTGCAAAACGTGCTCGTCGGCCTAATCGCCGGCTGGCTCTATCCGAACGGCACGAATCAACCTTCGGCGGTCGGCTTCAATGTCCGCGTGGGCGCGGGCTGGCCGACGCAAGCGAGCCTCGATTCCGATCTCGCGCAAGGCGTAGCGCAGGTTTCGGTCTACGCGACCGCGATCGAGCGCAAGACGACGCGCTATATGCAGGGCTGGCAACCGCGCGACTCGTTCGCACCGACGATCACGCTCGCGAAGGCGGGCAGTGTCGTCACGGTCGGCGGCGCACTGCCCTCGCCATTCTCCGCGCAAAACCTCGCGGTGTTCGTCGGCAATTCGCCCTACTCCTACTCGGTGCAGCCGACCGACACGCTCGCGAGCATCGCCGCAGCGCTCGCCGCAATCATCGCGCAGGACTATCCCGGCACGACAAGCGCAGGCGCAAATATCACCCTGCCCGCGAACGCCGCTATTGGCGCACTTCGAACGGGCGGCACAGGAACCGCGGTCAAGGTCATCAAGAACCAAGATCGCGCGTTCCAAATCACGCTTTGGTGCAGCACGCCCGCGCAACGCACGGCGCTCGCCAACGTGATCGATCCGAATCTCGCCGACCTTGTGTTTCTCGCGATGCCCGATGGCTTCAACGCGCGAATCGTCTACATGGATAGCCCGCAGCAGGACATCGGCGAGAAAGCGCGGCTGTTTCGTCGCGACTTCCGTTATCGCGTCGATTACGCGACGACGAAGGTCTCGGACGCTCCGCAAGTCATTGTCGGCGACCTGAACATCGTGACCGATGCCGGCGCCGTTCTCAAACCCGTCTAGGAACCCTATGGCAAAGCAAGACGACGCGGCGACGTTCGATTATGAACTCGTCGTGCTGCATCAGTTCGGCTTCACCGAGCGCGGCACGCGCATCAGTGATGCGGCCGAAATTCAGAAGGTCATCGACGAAGGTCACGCCGACAAATGCGTGAAGGTCGCGAAGGAGGCTAAATAATGCCGATTTATCAAGCTGGCTCGCTGAATTTTTCGGCCCTCTCCGCTCCTGGCGTCTATCTGTCTATCCAGGCGCCCCCGCTCATCATCAACGGCGTACCGTCGAACATTCTCGGCGCGGTCGGCATTGGCTCCTGGGGTCCGGTCAATGCGCCGGTTCTCGTTGGCTCGCCCGCTGACGTCACGCAATGGCTCGGCGCTCCGCAGGTTCGCAAGTACGACCTCGCGACCGCGATGAACGTGTTCTTCCTGCAAGGCGCAACCGCGGTTCAATACGTGCGCGTCACGGACGGCACCGACGTCGCGGCGACCGGCAAGCTGATGGACACGAACGGAACGCCCGCAATCGGCGCGAACCTGACGGCGATCTACACCGGCACGCGCGGCAACTCGATCACCGCCGCCGTCACCGCGGGCACGAAGTCGAGCACGTTCAAGGTCACGATTTCGCTGCCGGGCACGCAAGCCGAAGTGTTCGACAACATCGGCGGCACTGGCGCGGCGCTGTGGACGAACATCGTCAACGCGATCAACAACGGCCAATCGAACGTGCGCGGCCCGTCGCAGCTCGTCGTCGCGACCGCTGGCCCGGCAACCGCCGCGCCGAACATCACGACGCCTGCGACCTTCGCGAGCGGCACGGACGGCACGACGACGCTCACCGACTCGCTGCTCGTCGGCGCCGACGGCAACGCCGGCACGCGCAAAGGCATGTACTGCTTGCGCGGCACTGGCGCCCAGGTCGGTTGCTTGGTCGATCACTCGGACCTCACCGCCGCGTCGACGGTGCTCGCGTTCTCTCTGTCCGAGGGCATCTATTTCGGCTTGCAGGGCGCACCGAGCGCGAATTACACGACCGTTTCGACCGCGCTCAACACGGCCGGCGCCGATGGCTACGGCGTCAAGGTATTCGTCGGCGATTGGGTCACGTACTTCGACGGTACGAATCAGCAAAACCGCCTGCTCGGTCCGGCAACGTTTTGGGCTGGCAAGCAAGCCGCTCTGTCGCCGGAGCAATCGAGCCTGAACAAACCGCTCTACGGCATCGTCGGCACGCAGCGCACCGCGCAAAACCTGCCCTACACGAGCGCGGAAATCGGCGCGATCAATCAGGCGCGTCTTGACGTGATCGGCAACCCGTCGCCGGGCGGCAACTACTACGCGACGCAGACGGGCGGCAACGCGTCGAGCACGGCGGGGCAGGATGGCGACAACTACACGCGGATGACCAACTACCTTGCTCTGACCCTTGCGGCGGCGTTCGGAACGGTCATCGGCAAGAATCAGACTGTCGACCTGCGCAACGACGTTCGCGCGGCGATGCAAGCGTTCCTGTCGAACCTCTGGCGCCTGAACATGATCGGCGACGTCAACAACCCGACGCAAGCGCCGTTCACGGTTCAGATCGACAAGGCGAACAACCCGGATTCGGCGGTCGCAGCCGGTTACATGCAAGCCGACGTCAAGGTGAAATACCTGTCCGTCGTGCTGTATTTCGTGATCAACCTGCAAGGCGGTCAGACGGTTCAAATCCAGTCGAGCGTTCAGTAAGCCCCTCACCCCCTGCAATCTCAAGGCCCGCCGCGCGCGGGCTTTTTCTTTTGAGGCTCACATATGCCGCTCAACGGCTTTACCGTAGGGCGCGATCTTTCGGTCAACATTCAGACGCCGAATGGCTCGCTGCCGCTCTCGCTCATCACCAAATTTACCGCCAAGCCGGATACGACCGACGTCAAGGTCAAGGGCTTGGACGGTCGCACGCGTCACCTGATTTTCCCCGATGGCTGGTCCGGTTCGTTCGAAGTCGAGCGCCAGGATTCGACGCTCGATGACTTCTTTGCGGGTCAGGAGGCGAACTATTACGCCGGCCTCGACCTGACCGGCTCGACGATCACCGAGACGATCACCGAAGCGAGCGGCGTCGTGTCGCAATACCAGTTCGTCGGCGTGATTTTCAAACTCGACGACGCGGGCGACTTCGCCGGCGACGCGACCGTGAAGCAAAAACTCTCGTTCGTCGCCGAACAACGCATCAAGCTCTAAGCACAAGGAACAGTAAATGACGACAGTGAACGTCCGCAAGAAATCGGCGCCCGTAGCCGACACGCCTTCGAAAGAACTCGTGAAGAAAGCCGCTGAAGCGGTGACGATCGACACGCCGAACGGCCTGACGGTGACGCTGAAGAAACCGGGCGTCCTGTCTCAGTTCCGGCTCGTGAAGATTCTCGGCGAAGCGGCGAAAAATCAAGTGTACGTCGGTATGGTGATCCCGATCACCTTCGTTACCGCGATCAACGGCAACGCGGTCAACTACCCGAACAGTGAGCGCGAAATCGAAGCGATTATCACGCGTCTCGATGAGGAAGGCGTGACCGCTGTCATGAACGCCGTCAACGAGAACTTCGGCGGCGAATCGCCGGAAGAGCAGAGAGAAGAAGTAAAAAACTAGCGCGCTCCGTTGCGGTTCGCGAATCGCTTTGGCTAGTTCGGAATGGCGTGCCGTTCGATGTTGCGTTCTCGGTCGACGACGTGACACGAACGGCTTTTTCTATCGTGTTCTCGGAGTTTGAAGGCAACAAGTTCAACTATGAGCGCATGGAATTCGAGAAAGAGGCGTAATGCGTACATTCAACAGCCTGGGCTCGTTCGCTGCACATTTGCTCTCGCGCGATGCGGCCGTCGCGTTTGCAATGCAATCGGGGCTTGAAGCTGTCGCACAGCGCGTGCGCGACACCGCGCGCGAAGAACTCGGCACATATCAGCCGGCCATCGGACATTTTGACGCCTGGCCGGAACTCGCCGACTCAACGAAGGCGGATCGTGTCGCGAAGGGATTCTCTGAAAATGATCCGCTCTTGCGCTCCGGCGAGCTGCGCGAGTCGATCAAGGCGGCGCACAACCGCACTGAGGCGATTGTCGGCTCAGATTCCGACGTCGCGTTATATCAGGAACTTGGCACGAATCGCATTCCTGCCCGCCCCTTTCTTGGGCCGGCAGTGCTTCACAACGAAGATTTCATCAAGCGCGTTCTCGGTCGCGCGTTCGTCGCCGGGTTTCTAGGCGAGAACGTGAGCGTCGGCACGCAAATGACCTCTCGCGAAATCAGCTAAACGCGTGCGCGACGACGACCGTCATCACATACACCAGCGCGAGCGCGGGCGGACCAATGAGCAGCAGCGCGGCGCCTGCCGACACCCGTTTGAGGGTCGACGGCGGCTCCTGCACGCGCGCGCGCCGAATGTTCGGGTATTGGACGAACGAGAAATGATCGGCTGCGAACTCATGGAGTCGAAACCTATAGGATTTTCTCATGTATGAAGCCTTTAAGATCGGCGTAAGGATTTCGCTGATTAATGGAGTATCGCACGGCTTAATGCAGATGGCGCGCGAGTTTTCGCACGTTGAGGGTACGGTTCAGCGCTTACAGCGTGCGATCGGAAACATGAGCGGGTCGGCGAAAGCCGCGTTCGGCGGCACGATCGCAATCGGCCTCGGCGTATCCATCGCCGCATCACTCAAGCCCGCCATTGATGCCGCGTCGAAGTGGGAGAAGGCGAAAGCCAATTTTAGCTTGTTCGGCATGACCGACAAGCAGAATCAAGAGGCGTTCGAGTTCGCGAAGAACATGAACATCGCAGGCTCGTCGTATGTCGACAACCTCAAAAAGATGACGGAAGCGCAGGGTGTTTTCCGCGAATCCGGTCTGAAAGGGAGCGCGGCGCTCGAAGGCGCGAAACTCGCCGCGCCGATGCTCTCGAAACTCGCTGTGCTGTCGAAGGCAAGCGGCAAGGAAATGTCGCACGCCGACGAAATGAACTTCCTGCGCGCGATCGAAGAAACGGGCGGCTTGCACAGCGCGGCCGAATTTAACCGGCGCGGCGACCTGTATTACCGCATGGTCAACTCGTCGCAGGGCAATATCAAGTACGAAGACCTGCGCGCCTTCTTCGCGCGCGGCGGCGTCTCCGCACTGAACCTGACCGATTCGGGGCTTTCGAAGCTAGAGCCGGTCATGGGTTCGATGAAAGGCACGTCGGCGGGTACGGCGCTGATGACGGCATACAACCGACTGAACGGCAATATCAAGCTGCCGAATCAGATCGTTCACGAACTGATCAATTCGGGTCTGTGGAACGGGCAGAACGTCAAGTTCAACCCGCACGGAGGTGTCGCCAACATTCAGTCGAAGGGATTGCTCGCGGGCGCTGAATTGCTTCAGCAAGACCCGGCCGAATGGTTTCAAAAGTTCGTGCGCCCCATGTACGACAAGATGGGCCTCAAGACGCAGGCCGATCGCGACAATTACAACGTCAAGTTGTTCGGTCGAACGGGCGGCATGCTGTACTCGCAGATCGACCGCAACGGCGAAACGCTGGCGCACTCTGTCGACGCAGTGAGGAAGCAAAAAGGCATCAATTCGGCGTATGACACGTTGATGAACACCTTCGACGGCAAGAAGCAAGCCGCCGCTGCATCGTGGCAAAAGATTTTGACGAACGTCGGCGAGCATGTGCTGCCGATCGTCAATCGCGGCATGGACGCATTCAACAAGATTCTCGGCGGCGTCGAGTCGTTCACGAAGAACAATCCGGGCCTCGTCAAAGCGATCGCCGTCGCAATGGCTCTGTTCGCCGCGCTGCTGGTCGTTGGCGGCACTATCGCCGTTGTAATCGGCGGCGTTACTGCGCTCGCTGGTGTGCTCGGCATTGGTTCCGGGTTGGCTTGGGTGATTGGCGGTCTGACGGTAGCGATTCCGGTTCTTACCGGGCTGCTCGTCGGCTTTTGGGACACCATCAAAGACTTGTGGAAGCATCGCCCGACATGGCTCGGTGGGGACGGCGCAGTCAACCCGGCTCCTACGGTCGGCGTCAATGGTGCAACTCAGGCGGACCGCAACTATTACGCCTCGCTGAACCGTGAATCGCCGAACGTCAAAACCGCCGCACAAGCAGGCGCGGCCGGCAAACCCGGCGACGTCTATCTCGACGGCAAGAAAGTCGGCGCGGTGCTCGATAAGCATCTCGCCAAGGGGGCCGGCAGTCTGGCGAGTTCAAACACGTTCGATTTCTCAATGGGTCAGGTGCCCGCGGGGATGGCTTACTGATGGCGACCATTCTCACCCTCGGCGATGTGACGTTTCAGAATTACGAGATTCCTGAACACATCGCCGTTCGCACTGAGCATCGCGCGGTCGTTCATCGGCTCGTCGGCGGGGCGCGCGTCGTCGACATGCTCGGCGCCGATCACGCGCCGATTCATTGGTCGGGCTGGTTCGTCGGCTCGACCGCGCTCGACCGCGCACTCACGCTGAAGTCGATGCACGACGACGGCTTGCCGCTCACGCTGTCATGGTCCGAATTCCTCTACAAAGTCGTCATCACCGAGTTTGAAGCGGAGTTTCAGCGGGAATATCAGATTCCCTATCGCATCTCATGCACGGTCGTTCAAGACTATCTAAACGATGACGGCGGCGGCGCCGTGCCGGGCGTCGACGAACTCATCAATACGGACCTCTCGACCGCGACATCGCTCTCGTCGAACTTCCCTTCCCTAGCCGCGCCGATGGCGACGCTCAACTCGGCGATTAGTTCTGTCTCGTCGTTCGCGCAGGCGGCAAAGAGCACGATCAACGGCGTGCTGCAACCGCTCAACGCCGTGCGATCGCAGGTGCAAGTGCTCATCTCGTCGACCGAAAACACGCTGATGAGCGTGACGACACTCGGCGGCATTTTGCCGAGCAACCCGCTATCGCGCCAGGTGGCGAACATCAGCACGCAGATCAACGCCATGCAGAATCAAGCGGCGCTCGTGCAGTTGAATAGCGTGCTCGGTCGCATGGGGTCGAACCTCGGGCAGATCAATAGCGGCGTCAAGACGGTGCAAGTCGGCGGCGGCAACCTGTTCGACCTGGCTTCGAAGTTCTACGGCAAGGTCAGCGGGTGGACGGCGTTGCAGAAGGCGAATCCGCAGCTCGGCAACGACACGAACATCAGCGGCAATCAAACCATCACCATCCCGCCTTATACGGGCGACTCTGGAGGCGTGCTAGATGCCTAACACCGCGCAGGCGGTACGCGGCGCGGTGACACTCGCAGGCAAGGATCAACCTCTGACGGCAATCAAAGGGTGGATCGCGCTCGAAGTCGATAACAACAACTTCGCGAGCGCGGACACCTTTTCGATCACCTTCGCCGCGAACAAGCTGCCGCCCGATCGAGATTTGAACTGGCTTTCGAGCCAGACCGAGATTTACGTCGAGATTTTCGCGGGCATTCCGGATGACCCGACGAATTGGACAGCGCAAGAATTGACCTCGCTGATTTACGGGCAGGTTGATACGCTCGAATATGACCCGGTTTCCGGAACTATTCACCTCTCCGGTCGCGACCTCACGCGAGTTTTCATCGACGCGAAAACAACCGAGAAATGGCAAAACAAAACGTCGTCGCAGATTGCGCAAATCCTCGCGCAGCGGCACGGCATGACTGCCAGTGTGACGCCGACAAAGACGCTCGCCGGCAAGTTCTACGAAATCGATCACGACAAGATGACCGCGGCGCGTACCGAGTGGGATTTGCTCTGTGAGCTTGCGCGGCACGAGCAGTTCAACGTGTGGGTCGATGGCAAGACGCTTAACTTTCACCCGAAGGTCGATCCGTCGACGGCGACGCCCTTTCGCGTGAACTGGACGCCGCCCGACGCCGAAACCGGCTACTCAGTGAGCAATGTCGAAGGGCTGAAGTTGGAGCGCGCGCTGACCGTCTCGAAAGGCATCGTCGTCGTCGTGCGGTCATGGAACGACGCCGCGCAGCAGGTTTTCACGTCGACTTATCCGCCGAGCAAGCAAACGACGGTCAAGCCTGGCGCATCGAAGATCGGCAGCGGATCGCAGACGTATTACTACAGCGTCCCGAACCTCACGCAAGAGAAAGTCTTGCAGTTCGCGCAAGCCAAGTACGCACAGATCATCCAGCACGAGATGAAATGCGAGTTCACGATTCCCGCGCAGGGTAATGACGCGCTCACGGTATCGAGCCTGATCGCATTGAGCGGCACCGGCACCGCGTTCGATCAAACCTACTACCCCGACTCGCTGCGGCGCGCGCTCGACTTCGAGAACGGCTACACGCTGCACGTCAGCGCCAAGAACCATTCACCCGACACGCAGGAGGCGAATTGAGCCGTCTCGCTAACGCAATGAGTCAGCGCGCGGCGCTCGCGATGCTCGACCTGACGACGCCGCGAACCGGCCTCATTACGTCGTATGACCCGGCAAAGCACGCCGTCAAGGTCGCGATTCAGCCGGAAGGCGTCGAGGTTGCCGGGTGGATTCCGCTCGGCGCGGCAGGCGTCGGCAACGGCTTCGGCATCGTGTGCGGGCCGAACATCGGCGACATGGTGCAAGTCGCGTTCGATAACGCCTCGCCGAACGCGCCGCGCATCGTCGGGCGCTTCTTCTCGAACGTCAACATGCCGCCCGCCGTGCCAAGCGGCGACACGTACATCGTCCACAAGTCGGGCAGCGCGATGAAGTTCAACGGCGACGGCACGATCACCGTCACCGCGACGTCGAGCATCACGTACACCGCGACGCAGCACCATTTCGTCGGCCCGGTGCAGATGGATAACACGCTGCTAGTCAAGCAGACGATGACGGGGCAAGGCGGCATGGCGGTATCGGGCGACAACGGAACCGGCGCGACGTCGACGATCACCGGCAACCTCGCGACAACCGGCACGATCACCAACAACGGCAAGAGCATCGGCAGCACGCACACGCACAGCGGCGTTCAGTCGGGTTCGAGCAACACCGGGGCGCCCGTATGAGTGACATCTACCATTTCTGGAGCAACGACCTAACGGTTTCTGCCTCCGGTGATCTATTGCTCGCCGATAGCAGCGACACGACGCAACAGCAAATCCTCCGCGCGCTGCTCACGAACCCGGCGCTTTCCGACCGCGCCGGCAACCCGCTCGCGACCGCCGACTATTCCGATCACCCGACCTTCGGCGCGGGCTTGCCGCGGCGCGTCGGCTCGACGCTCAACGTCGCGGAACTTCGTGCGATCGTGCGCGGCGTTGTCGTCTCGTTTCCCGGTGTCGCACGCAATCCCTCGCCGACGATCGACATTACGCCGTTTAACGACGGCGCGACGATCAATATCCAGTACGCGGACCTGATCACCGGCACGACTGAAACCCTCTCCTTCGACATCAATCAATGAGCGTCAATACCCAATCATTCACGCAAATCTTGACCGGGTTCGCGACGACTGTGCAGGGCGCCGCCTCGTCGCTCGTGAACTTCGTCATCGGCTCGGTGCTCCGCGCCATCGGCGAGGGTACGGCATGGGTCGCGCTCTGGCTTCAGGGCTTGATTCTGAACGCGATCGCACTGACGCGCGCGGCGACGTCGAATGGCGCGGACCTCGACACCTGGTTCGCTCAATACGGCTTCACGCGGCTCGCGCCGACAGCGGCAAGCGGCTCGGTCACGTTCTCGCGCTTCACGACGACGCAGCAAGCGCTCGTCCCGGTCGGCTCGATCGTTCAGACTGGCGACGGCACGCAGCAATATAAGGTGGTCGCGGACACAACGAACGCGGCATATAGCGCGACGCTCGGCGGCTTCGTCATTGCGGCCGGTCAAGCCTCGGTGACGTGCGCGGTCGTCAGCATCACGCCCGGCTCAAACTCGCTCAGTCTGCCGGATTCGTCGGGCAACGTGAGCGCGAACACGATCACCGTGCTCTATCAGTCGATTCCGTTTGTCGACACGGCGACGAACGCCCTGCCCTTCACGAACGGCGTCGATGCGGAGACAGACGCCGCCGCGCGCACGCGCTTTGTCGGATACCTCGCGTCACTCGCGCGGGCGACGAAAGCGGCAATCGGCGCGGCGATCACGGCGCTCGGATCGAACTTCACATACGCGATCGTCGAGAACCAGACGAAAGCCGGCGTTACGCAGATGGGGTATTTCTTCGTCGTCGTCGATGACGGAACCGGAGCGCCGAGTTCGCCTGTGCTATCGGCCGTCTATAACGCGATCGACGCGGTGCGGCCGTTCACTTCGACGTTCGGCGTGTTCGCGCCGACGGTCGTCAATGCAAGCGTCGTGATGACACTGCAAACGACATCGACCGGCGTCAATCACTCTACGACGTGCGCGCTCGTGCAGTCTGCGATTTCGACGTACATCAACACGCTACCGCTCGGCGCGAAGTTGCCCTACTTCAAGCTCGGTCAGATCGCGATTGACGCATCAAGCGACGTGTTGAGCGTGCTCACCCTGACGATCAACGGCGCGACGGTTGACCTCGCGGCGACGAATCAGCAGGTCATCAAATCCTCGACCATTTCGGTGTCTTGATGGCGACAGGTGATCAAGCGGATTTCTTCGCGCGCATCAAGGCGCGCATGCCGACGGGCTGGTTCGGTTCCAGTTCGCCCATTCTCGACGCGCTGATCGGCGGCATCGCGTCGGCGTTCGTGACGGTCTATGCGGCGTATGTGTATCTGCTCGCACAAACCCGGCTGCAAACGTCAACCGATGGATGGCTCGACATTTCGGCGGCGGATTACTTCGGCCCGTCCGGTCTGCTCCGGCTGCAAAACGAGACGGACGCTGCATATCGCACGCGCATCAAAATCAACATCATCCGAGAGCGCGGCACACGCGCGGCTGTGACGAAGATTCTGACGGACCTCACCGGGCGCGCGCCGACCATCATCGAGCCGACTCGACCGCAGGATACGGGCGCTTACGCGACAAACACGCTCGGCTATGGCGTGGCGGGCGCATATGGCTCGCTGCTGCTCAACTATCAGGCGTTCATAACCGCATACCGGCCATCCGGCTCCGGCATTCCATACGTTCAGGGATACGGCACATCGCCGGGGGGCTATGCGACACCTTCGCGCGCGTCCTATGCGGATGTTGGCGATATGACGAGCGGCGTCACCGACGCGGCGATCTATGCCGCAATCGCATCCGTGCTTCCCGCCGCGACGATCGCATGGGTTTCGATCCAAGGCGATCTTAGCGTGGCTAATTCGCGTCTCGATTACAACTTCGTCATCGACGAGTCGAGTTTGCTTTAAGCCGACATGAATAAGAGTCGCAGCCGCCGACTAGGGCGGCTTTTTTATAGGATTCCGAATGGGGACGACGTTCTCTAAGGGGCAGGTTCTTTCGCATGATGACCTGAACAACGCTTTCGGGGCAAAGGTCGACGCGCGCTTGAGCCTCGCGCACGAATACTCGGCGATTAAGAGCGCAAATCAAGCGTATGCCAGATTTTTTGTCATCAGCGGGACTGGTCGCTACCAGCCGCAAGGTTTTGTCGCTGATGAGGTGGGTCGGTGCTTTTATGTTTTGTACGCCGCCGACCAAACTGTCGCTCAGTTCGACCTCGATGGGGCTGTTGGTCAAGTTGCCATGTCGTCATCTTTGGCGACTACGCGGCTCGGACATCAGGGGCTTTCGCTTGAATACACGGCGAACGGGTCAATGCTGTGGTCTGCCAGTGCGAATGTCGGCAAGGCGGTGCGATTCGCTTACGTCGCGGGAGCGCAGCCGGATAATTCGCAGGAGTATCAATTTTTTGATGGGGGATCGGGCACAAACTACACGAGCGTCACCATCACGGATGATCAGCGGCACTTGGTAGCGATAAACGCGTATCCTAGTGTTGTTCGTGTGTACAGCCTCGCCACGCTGATCGCATCAGGACCGGGAGACTACCGCAGCAGCGCGCTCTATGAATGGAGTGTTCCGCTCGACCAATTCCCCGGCGGTCCTAGCGTCAATCCTTTTCAGGCGTTCGCCGCTAGGGGTAGCGTGCTGTATATCCTTGCTGGCCTTGGTCAGAGCAATACGCCATGCAGTATTTATGGGTACAACCTTCAAACGGGCGCGATCATCAGCAAGGGAGACTCATTGCCGATTGGAACGGCAGATGCGGCGAAGGTTGAAGCCGGAGACTACAACGAGCCGGAGGGGATCGGGTTTGTTGATGGCAAACTTGCTGTGCTATGCACCCAAGGCTCAACAGCCGGGCGGCGGTCCAATCGGATCTATTTGTGCGCGCGCAAGCCATCGGCAAGCGAGCAGTCCGCAGCAGCCATGAGCCGCTGGAACTCTGCCTTTGCCGGATCGCGCTATACGAGCGCACGGCAGGCGCTAATCAAGTCGGTCCTCGACGAGTTGATCGAGAATGGCATTTACGAGCGCCTATCGTTCCTGTACCTCGCGAACTCCGACTCGGCCGGCTCGTTAATCAATCTCGCGAACCCGCGCCAAAACGCGACGCTAAAAGGGGCCGTAACTTTTACGGCAGATCGCGGCTGGAAAACAGACGGAACGAGCGGATACATCGACACTGGCCTCAGTCCAATGTCGTCGCCTAACGTAGAACTAAACAGCGCAAGTTTCGGCGCGTATATCCTCGGTACTGGCGCATCATCGACGGTTCTGGGCACAGCAGCGAGTTCAGCGATTATTCTATCGGCGCATACGGCGGGCGGCAACTTCAGTTCACGTCTAAACCAAACAGCGGCCGACAATTTCGCGAGTGCGGCGACGGCCGGCCACTTCGCGCTAAACCGAAGCAATGCGGCCGGCTATGACAAGTACCTAAACGGCGCGCTTGTAAAAACTGTGACATATGCGGCCGACACGTTTATTAGCAGTTCAAACGTGATTCTGTTGGGAGCAAACGGCGGTTACGCCGACGCCAATACGCAACTGGCAGCAGCGCATGGCGGGCTGTCGCTGACCGCGACACAAATGACCGTTCTGTACAACGGCATCACACGCTATCTGCACGAACTTGGCGCTGTGTAACTAATCCCCGCCAATTTGCATCACCAAGCCCGCCGCGCGCGGGCTTTTTTCATTGGAGATTCACTTGGATCGTCAACTCGTTTGGGCTGGTCAGATACCCCTCGAAACCGATATATTAAACACGAACAAGAACGTCCATTTCGCGCTCGGTCAGTTCGCGCAAGACGTTCTCGGCACTTCGACCATCTTCACCGGCCTCGGCTGTGTTCCGAACACGCCCGCTGCGATGAATGTCATCGTGCAGCCTGGCGCGGTGTATGCGCAGGCCGCGCTTGATGTGACGGCATATTCTTCGCTCGCGGCCGATTCGACCGTCACGCAGAAGCAAGGCATTCTCAAGACCGCGCAGACCTTCAACACGCCCGCGCC